TTGCAATGCAACTTTAAATTTTGAATTAAGTGTGCCAGAGAGGTCATCGTCAATCTCCTTGGTTGTTTTGTATAATTTTGGATTGACGTTAAACACACTCTTCTTCGCAACAAAAAATTTACCATCGTCTGGATCAATACCAGCAAATATTGCAGGAGCTCCATCCCACTTAACAGTCATATTGACTGAACTGCGACTCGCACCTGCCATCATGTCTCTGAGGGAACGCAAAAAGTTTAATGCAGCTCGACCTCCATCAACACCGTAGTTGAGTATTTCGTCTTCCAAATGTTCAAGGTGTAGATTTTTTCCACCCTTGTCCTCTAGTAATATTTCGTTAAACCTCATCATAGTAAAGGATAACTCCCCCCACCTCTAACTTTAACATTTGAAACTTTAATACCAAAAAAATTTAACAATCCATTTAACATTCTAGCACCTAGTCGTTTTATGGCATCGAATGATTGTTTAAGTCTCTTCATAACTGCACCATATATTTTTTTAGAAACATTTAATATTTGAGTTGCAGCTCCTTTAGCCTTTTTCTTAATAGTATTCCACAATGCAAGTTCGTCTAATTGTAATAAATGTTCACTGGATTCTGTAAGTAAATTTTCCTTATGAAGTTCTTCGGCAAGAATTTCATTAAAAGTAGGTATATAACTAGAAGTTTGCAAAGATGCTTTATTTACCTTTGCTTTTGATGAACGTAAAGCAAGATATGGTTTAGAACCACCTCCTCCAGTTTTAAAAGAAACATAAAAATCATTACCTTTAGCAAGTATCATTCCAGCACCTAGCGGTTTATCTAACGTCATCCTATTAGCAAGTGTACCAGTTTCTTTAAACACTATTAATTCGTTAGCAGTTGCTGGGTGGGTTTTACCAAATTTAACTTGACCTGTTGCGGCCTCCCAACAAAAATGTGCCTTAAAATCCTTGTTCTTAAATAAGTTAGACAAATCCTTAGTTATGGCTTCAGCATTTAAATTTCCAAGAGATAACTCTACAGCAGATTTTTCATCTTTTTTAGAAAGAGGTTTGCCAGTTTTTTTCGCCTGGGCTATCTTCTTTTCAAGAGCACCTATTGTTCCCTTTTCTGTCATAGATCCCATCTTATTTTGAATATTAGTCATAACAGCATGGACTTTCTCTTTACCCTTTTTATCTTCACAATAAGTAACCATCGCTGCATCAAGTGTAGAAATTGATTCATCTGGTCCACCACTCATTAGTTGAGAACCACCAAATTTTTTCAATGAAATTTTATGCTTGCCACTTTTTAAATCTGTTTTAGGAGTTTTATTCTTTGCTGGTTTCCATCTATCAGTTGTAGAAAGACCACCTTTAGCACCCCACTGTTCCATATCATTAATACCAAATTCGTCTGCAAAATTTTTACCCAATTCTGTAGCTGGTTTCGAATAATCAGGCCAAAACTTTCCTACTCTTTCCCATTCTGGTCCTTCATTAAAAGTTTTCTTGAAGTGTGCTCGAATACCACATACGGCTAAAGCCTCCCAATCTTCTCCTTTTGGGTTTCCACTACTTGGACCACTAAACCCATTTTCCATTTTTGCTATAGAATTAAGGCCTTTTATTCCCAATTTAGTTTTAAATAGGGCAGTTAATTTTGTATGATCTTCGGTTTTTGGTGCTGGTAGATCTTTTAAGGATTTTAGAAGTTTAACTAATTCATCACCAGCTGATAATTTGGGAAATTTAGTTCCATCAGTTTTTAATAATTCACCCTTTTTTAATTTATCAATAAGATTTTCATGATTATCTCTAGTCCAAATAGTTGACATATTGAAATTCCCTGTAGATTCTCCTAAGAAATTCTGTATTTTATCTATAGGCAGGGTATGATTTTCTGTTCTTGGTTTAACTTGCTTAACGCAGTCTTGAATCATCGACATCCACTTTCTCCATTTGTTATTATTTAGTATATTGTAGAAGTTGGTTTTCTAGATAATTGCCCCTTAAATATTTTTCATCCTTTTTTTTGATCACAGACCTATAGTTCTTATAGTGTGGATTAACCTGTTTAGTCTTCTCGACATTAATTAATCCTCTTGATTCTATCGCATCAAATATGTCTTGCCAAGGTTCTCGTATGGCAAATTTTAGTATCAGTCTCTCGTATGGAACCTTTTCAACACTATGACCTACTGAACCTACATCAGCAAGACATGCTTCGTAAGGAAAATCCACTCCGTGTATGTGCAAATCAGGAACAGTTTTGGGTTCCAAATTAAAATTAATACCCACTATGCGTTGGTAATCCAAATGTTCTGCTAGTCTTGTGTGTGGTAATTGAAAAGAAAATCTGGGTTTAACATTCATATCAGTTATACCCAAGTCATCCATTATTTTTTCTACAACATGATCATATTTAAATAATTTCCACCACATCAATATTGGAGGATCAAATTTGTGCCACTTTCCTTTTTCATAATTGTCATAGAAGTAGGTTCTTAAATGCTCCTTATCAATTTGATAATTTAGATGACAAAACATCTTTTACCTTTTCAAAACTTATATCTGGAAAACTTATTTTAAACAAATACCTATCTTCTGTAGCAATAACACCATGCAATTCAGAGGTATTTAGAAGACCCACCTTGTAATAAGTTTGTTTATCATTTTCGAAATATATGGGATCAGGGTCTTCTGTCAATACAAAATTTATACTGCATCGAGTGCCACGATCTGTATGCAATCGTAATTTAAATCCTTTTTTTTGATAATAAAATCTTGGGCAATTATCTTCACCAACTAAATTTGCAAAATATTTTGCAATTTCTAAAGCATAAGGACAACTTTTATTTGCATTTTTAACATGTACTCTAAGTTCATCATAAAACTTAGCAACCTTTGGAGAAGATTCTTTATTTTTTTCCAACCACTCAACAAATTTTTCATTAGAACAATTGCCTACATCTGTAAAGGGAGCATAGTTATTATCATCAGTAGTCCAAGAATATGCTCTTTCTATGTTATCTCTTTCATACTTTGTAGGTAAAGAGTTATATTTATTAGACATTGCCTCTTTTAATAATCTTACTTTATCGAACTCATAATCGAACTTCCAAAGCATTCTTTACCTCCTGCCAAGTGTTTTCCTGAAAACTTAATCTAAATAGGTATCTGTCTTTTGTAGTATGCACAGAATGTAATGTCTGAGTATTTAATAAACCTATAGTATAAATTTCTTCCTTCCCTTTAAAACGAACTGGATCGGGGCTATCTGTTAATATTAAATTAATGCTACATTCTATTTTTACATCTTTATGCCAAGGTAATTTTAGACCTTTTAAATAAATAAAAAATTTAGGTTGGCAGCGCATACCTGTTAACTCGTTAAAGTATTTAGAAATTTCTAAAGCATATGATGAGTCTGCTTCTTTTGTCTTTACATACATATTAAGTTTTTCTCTAGCCAATTTTATATGAAATGGTTCCTTTTCTAAATAATCCTGTATATCTGCTTTATCTACAACTTCAGCTTCACCATTTCCCCTAGAATAATACGTTCTCTCGGTATTAATCCCTTCACCTGGTCCATACCCTATAGGATTCTTTGCTTCTAAGAGTAACCGTTCTTTATCAAATTCATAATCGAACTTCCATAAACTCATACCTTCCATCCTTCTCCAAATGGTTGTGCAGAAGGAACAGGGTCCAGAAAATCTTCTTGACCACTATCCACAAGGTCACTTTGTTCTGATACTTTGACATCCGATAATCTCATCCTAGCACGATCTATTCCTATAACAAATCTTTTGTTTATCGTGGGATCATTATAACGGTTCTTCAACTGCTTGACTGCTATCTGATTAAGTTCATCAAGTTCTTCATTAGAGATCAAAGCGAATAAAAAATCAGCAGTCTGGGGCAATCCCCAGGACTCAGCAGTATCTGTCATATCTACATCTGTAGAAGAAAATCCTGATCTGGTAGTTTGAGTTGCTGTGAATAGAGGCACGTTCAGTTCTACTGCTAATCCACGTAATTCTTCAGCACAACTTTTTACCATTGTATAAGAATTAACATTAGTTGCTCCTTTAAATCTACTGGATGCACAGATATTAACATAATCCACGAATACAATATCTGGTTTAAAAGACTTCTTGATAGCAAGTTCTTTGACCAATCCTCTAAAATGACCAGTATGTGCTGATGCTGTTGGATACTCTTTTACTATCAAAGTTCCAGAAGTGGATTTTATAATCTTTGCAATTTTGTCTTCAAACATCTTCTTCGGCAAGTCATGCAAATCTTCCATACTAATGTTCATCAAATTTGCATCAATTCGTTCTGCAATACGTTCCTCTGCCATCTCTAATGTAATGTAAAGTACATCCTTGCCTTGACTCAAACAGTTTGCAGCGACATGACACATGAACAAAGACTTTCCTACACCTGTGCCAGCAAGTGCAATATTTAGTGTCTTGGGTGGAAGTCCTCCCTTGGTGATCTTATTGAAAAACTCCAGATCAAATGGTATTTTCTCTTCTACTGTATGATAATATTCATATCGGGAGTCACTATCCAACAAGTAATCGTGGCCAACAGCATTATCGAAACCCACAGCAAGGGCATCTGTGAGAATGCTCGGAATTGAAGATACATCTCTGTCTTTATCTTTTCCATCAATGATTTGTATGCCTTTAACAATCGCATTATATACCGCCTTATCTTTACAAAATTGCTCAGTTGTATCCACCAACCAATCGAAATCTACATCTGTAGATTTTAGTGTCTTTATAACTTCAACTACTTTATTGTAGTCTAACTCAGTTAAATCTTTCCTACTCTGAACCTCAATTTCTAATGAGGTCTGGGTAGGTATTTTCTTATATTTGTCAACGAACTTTGCTATTTCTTCAAATATCGTTTTCTCAGTTCGATCTGAAAAATAATCTCCCTTCATATGGGGGAGAACTTTACGAGCATATTCCTCGTTAGAAACTAACTGACTTAATGCCGTTCTTTCAATCGTCTGGGTTATACTCAAGATTATTCCCTTCTATCTGTTCTTCTATAATATCCACAAGAATATCTCCTATAAGAGAAAAGAAATCGTCACCGAAACTTTCTCTTTTTAATCCATTAGGATCTACTATATCATAATGAAACTTAAAAGGCAAGTCGCCTTCATAATCTTTTGATGGTGCTTCTGGTATTTCCACCTTGCCATATTTATAGATCACCCCATGAAATTTACCACCATTTAAAGCAATACATTGCCAATTTTTATCATTGTCAGAAACAAAGGTATAAGTATCTTTTATATCAGACATAATGTAAGTAACTCCCTACGATATATTTTGGCACTTTTATTGGTTTTCTACCAGCATGAATCCACGGCCACATTGGTGGAAACATCAAAAGATTGCCTTGAATACATTCTGAATACCAATGAATATCTTTTATTCGAAATGCAGTTTGTCCCTCTTCATTACTATCTAGATATATAAAAAACGCAAGAAATCGTCTGGCATTCTCATGATTGTGTACATCAACATGATCTTCAAATTCATCGACATAAGGCAAATATTTCTTCATTCTAATTTCTTCAAATCCATATTTTTGGGGCCATTGATAATCACCATTAAGACATGTTTTCTTGTATTCCTTTACATATTCTAAGTAAATCTTTATTAAAATATTTACCTCTTCACCCCATTCCTTATGATGTTGTAATTTAATTTGAGAAAAACTCATTTTACCTTTATGATGTCTTTCATATTGTTCTGGATGATTCTCAAATTTCTCAATCATGCTCTTACACACTTCGGGAGATAAAACATCTTTGTAGATTCTACATAGATGATCCATACTTGAACTCCTTACCAGCACATTCCTCAAGTTTCTTCATAACATCTTCTGTGAAAAAGGTATCGGGGTCATTCAATATCGACTTGCCAAATTGTTTACTTCCATCAGGCAGTTCATAACGAGTAGATACTTTCTTAAACACTCCATACTTTTCTGCAAGTTCTAACAATCCATAATATCGATCAAGTCCTTTATCATAGGTCAATCTAACATCAACCATTCTATTCTCTACAGTCAATCGAGACTTATGATTTTTGCAATGAATGATATTGCCAATGACTACTGTGCCATC